AATTGCAATCACGTCTACTAATACTACTCTAGCAATGACGGATGCAACTATTTCCAACGCTAGAAATGCAGTATTAAAATTTACAGGAACTATTACAGCAAACTGCACAGTGTTTGTTGCATCAGGAATTGAAAAAACTTATATCTTAGAAAATGGCACTACAGGAAACTTTACTGTTGCTTTAAATCAAGTAGGCGGATCTTCGGCTATTTTTGCAGGAACAGATAAATCTAATAAATTAGTTTATTTAGATGGAACAAATGCCGTAGATTTAGGCTTAGTTAATTTAACTGGAGCTCAAACTTTAACTAATAAAACTTTAACTTCACCGACTATTAATGATTCAATCATTAATGAAATTAATGATACTAATGGTAATGAAGAAATTATATTTACAGCAACTGGATCTGCAGTCAACGAATTAACAATTGCAAATGCTGCAACAGGCAGTAATCCAAATATAACAGCTTCAGGAAGTGATACAAATATTGGTATTAATTTAACTCCTAAAGGTGTTGGAGAAATTACATTTAATGGTACAGGCAAAATTCAACAAGTTTTAGAAAAAGTAACAGTAACTAATACTGCAACAACAGGAACTATTGCTTATGATCTTTTAGATCAAGCAGTGTTATATCATACAGGAAATGCTTCAGGACAATTTACACTTAATTTTAGAGGAAGTAGTTCTACTGCATTGAATACTATGGTTGCTGTTGGAGAATCTGCAACTGCTGCATTTTTAAATACTAATGCTACTACTGCTTACTATACAACTTTTGTAACAATTGATGGAACTTCAACTAACGTTTCAACAAAATGGCAAGGGGGTTCAACTCCTTCTTCAGGAAATTCATTATCTATTGACGCTTATGCTTTTACAATTGTTAAAACAGCAGCATCAACTTACACAGTATTAGCAGCTCAATCACAATTTAAGTAATTCATCATGTCTGTAATTACTACTTTTGGAGGAATGTCCGCAAGAGGTTTTGGATTATTTTCTGGAGGAATTATTTTACCAGCAACTTCTTTTATAACAATTACAGCAACTACTTCAACTAACGTTGTTCCATTAGGCTATAACGCAGTTCATATTCAAGCAGCAGTAGGTGGTGGAGGTGGAGCTATGTGTGGAGCAGACTATGATAAAGCAGGCGGAGAGTCAGCTGGAGCTGGAGGTGGATCAGGTGGTTATATATCAGATAAAATATTTACAGTTATAGCAGGAGAAACTTTAACATTTGTTGCTGGATCTGGTGGTGCACCTTTAAATGGTAACCCACAAAAACTTAATGGTGCGGCAAGTCCTGGAACTAATACTACTTTATCAGGATCTACAACAGGAAGTATATTTTCATTAACAGGTGGAGGCGGATCTTCTGGATTAGGAGGAGGTGGACAAGGACCGATTAGAACTAATACTGCAGGAACTGCAGGAGTTACAACTATATCTGGAACAGCAATTACATCTGGAAAATATAATCAATCAGGTGTCGTTGTAAGTGTTACAACAAATACATCAGGCCCTGTTGGTACATTTAATCAATCAGGTAATGGTGCTGTTGGAAATATATCAGGATCAAACAATTGTGGTGGAGATAACTGTCAAATAGGTGGAAGTAGTGGTGCTGCTTCTTATGCAGGAAATATTTCAGGAGGAGCAGGATCTCCAATAAGTCAAAATGTTAATGGTACGGCGGGAACACGAGGTTCTGGAGGTGGAGGAGGTGGAGCTCAATATGGTAATCAAGGATTTGGTTTTTGTACTTCTGGGGCTGCTGGTGGAAATGGTGAGATTATATTTAGATTCTTACAAGTTAAACAATAATTGACTTTATTTAAATAAAGTATATCAATTACTAATGGGCGATATATCCAAGTGGTTTGGTAAAGCTATTTATATTACAGCTTTAGATAATTTTAAAGAAATTAATGAAGAAATAATTCCATTAATTAATAAAGAAATTACACCAACCAATATTCAATACGCACGGACCACGGATATTAAACCTCATGAATTACAATCTATAAATGATGGTATTCATCGTGATGAAAGATTTAAAAAGTTATTCGATGCACTTCAACCAAAAATAATAGAAGCACTAGAAGCACAACATCTTAGTTTAGAATTATTAGAAGTTTATATAACTAAAGCTTGGGCAACATTTGCTGTTAAAGATCAATACATTCATTCACATAGACACATGGCCTCTCATTATAGTTTTGTTTATTATCCTTATGCAGAAGAACAAGGCGATTTAGTATTCCAAGATGATGAATTATGTAAAATTGGATTAAACATTCCAGTAAGAAAAGAATACTTTACTAAATTTACAGAGATAAATTATTCAAGTGCTATATATCCAGCTAAAACAGGAAACTTAATTATATTCCCAAGTATGTTATTTCACGAAACACAAGTAAATACTACAGATAAACCTAGAATATCAATTTCAGGAGATATTATGCTTACAATGAAACCTAATGTTGTATCCGAGCATAATATACCAAGTCCTACAACGTGGAAGAAGTTGAGCTCTTAATTTACTGGTTGAGTTTTATAGTGTAAAATACCAGTAGTATGCCACTAAAAAAGATACCATTACCTCCAGGTTTTGATAAAAATGATACAGCATCTCAAGCAGAAGGACGCTGGATAGATGGAGATAATGTTCGTTTTCAATACGGATCACCTGAAAAAATAGGTGGTTGGAGACAGATTGGCCCTAATATTTTAGTAGGAGCGGGTAGAGATATTCATTCTTTTTTTGATTTAACAGGAAGAAGATATTTAGCAATTGGTACGAATAAAGTTTTATACATTTTATTTGATAACGTATTTTATGATATCACTCCACTCAAAGCAGCTTTAACAGGATGTACTTATACTTCTACAACAGGTTCTTTTACTGTAACAATTAATAAAAATTCACATAACTTTGAAGTTGGAGATTTACTAACATTTTCATCGGTAACAACACCAGGACCAACTACAACAAGTTTTACTGATGCTGATTTTGAAACAAATGCTTTTGAAGTTAAAACAGTTCCAACTGTAAATACTTTTACAGTAACTATGCCTGTAGCAGAGGCAGGTACAGGAGTTACTGCAGGCGGAACAATTACTACAAATCCTTATGAAACAGTTGGACCTTTAGCTTCTACCTTTGGTTATGGATGGGGAGCTGGTACGTGGAACTTGTCTACTTGGGGAACACCAAGAACAGCTTCTAATACAATCATTGATGCAGGATCATGGTCATTAGATAACTTTGGAGAATTATTAATAGCAACTATTAAAGATGGAAAAACTTTTGAATGGGATCCAGCTGCAGGAGCAGGTGTTACCTCACGTGCAACTGTTATAGCAGGTAATCCTACAGCAACTGTATTAACAAGAGTATCAGATCGAGACAGACATTTAATTCATTTTGGTACTGAAACTACAATTGGATCAGCTAGCACTCAAGATCCTATGTTTATTCGTTTCTCGGACCAAGAAGATATTGAAGTTTATGAACCAACATCAACTAACACCGCTGGTACATTTAGATTAGATAATGGTAGTAAAATTGTAGCCGCCGTTAAAGGTAAAGATTATATGTTAGTTCTTACAGATGAAGCAGCTTACACAATGCAGTTTGTTGGAACTCCTTATACATTTAGTATTAGACAGGTTGGATCTAACTGTGGATGTATTGGTCAACATGCAGCAGTCTTCGTAGACGGAGCTGTGTATTGGATGGGGGATTCTGGAAACTTCTTTGTATTTGATGGAACAGTTAAAACATTACCTTCTTCAGTTGAAGATTTTGTATTTACTACTCAAGGAGAAAGTTTAGGTCTTAACTTTACAAATGGTGAATTAGTATTTGCAGGTCATAATAGTTTATATACAGAAATTAGTTGGTTTTATCCACAAGCAAATATAGCACAAAATAATAGAGTGGTTACTTATAACTATGAATCACAATCTTGGGTTACTGGTTCTTTATCAAGAACAACTTATGAAGATTCTCATGTATTAGAAAACCCAACAGCAAGTCGTTATATAGATACCCTTACTCCAAGCACTCCTATTGTAAATGGGGTGAGTAATGGAGGTAGCTATGTATTTGCACACGAAATTGGAGTTAATGAAGTTATTAATTTAACAAGTGTTACTACTACAAATATAGCAATATCTGCATTTGTAAAATCAGGAGATTTTGATTTAGATATTGATGGAGATGGAGAATACTTTATTAAGATAAGAAGATTTATTCCAGACTTTAAATATTTAGATGGAAATACTAAAGTAACATTATTCTTTAAAGCTTATCCAGCAGACACAACATCTGCACTTGGAGAAACAACGGTTGGTCCCTTTACAGTGACTTCAACAACAGATAAGATAGATACCCGTGCAAGAGGAAGACTTGCCGCAATTAAAATAGAAAATGATGCACTTGACGACAACTGGCGTTATGGGATATTTAGAGTAGATATTCAACCAGACGGCAGAGGTGGAAGTGCTCCACAAACATAATGGCAGCTACATATAAATTTTATTACTTAGTTTCAGGAAATGATGCTATTCAAGAAAAAGAATACATTTCTTCTTATAATATAAATCAAGTTA